GTGCTTCAATCTCATACCCAACATTATCGGCAACAACTAAACTAACTAACTACACTCAGATTTCTACAAAAGCTGTGCAAGTATCAGGAACAAATGATGCTGTAACATCTGCTGGAAGAAACAATGAGTTAGCTTACCAAGTAGCAAAATCTGCGAAAGAATTAAAAAGAGATATGGAAACAGCTCTTTTATCTAACGTAGCTGCTGCGGCTGGAAACGCAACAACTGCAAGAAAATTAGGAGGAGTTCAAACTTGGATTTCTACTAACGTAGATGCAGGTGCTGGTGGTTCTGGTGCTGGTGCTGGAGCAATAAGAACAGATGGTACTCAAAGAGCTTTCACAGAAGACCAATTAAAAGGTGTTCTAAGAAGTTGTTTTGATGCTGGAGGAAACCCAAACATGGTTATGGTTGGTGCTTTCAACAAGCAAAAACTATCTGGCTTCACAGGCGGATCAACTAGATTCGACCAAGCAGAAGATAGAAGATTAGTTACATCTATTGATGTCTATGAAAGTGATTTTGGAACACTCCAAGTTGCTCCTAATAGATTCATTAGAGGTGCTAACGCAACTGCTGCAAAAAAAGGACAAGATGCTCTAATTTTAGAGATGGACTTTTTTGCTGTTGCTTTCTTAAGAGACTTCGGTTTACAGAATCCTGCACAGACTGCTGATGCAGACCAAAGATTCATGGTAGCTGAGTACACTCTTGAGTCAAGAAACGAAAAAGCTAGTGGTGCTGTTTACGATTTAACAACATCATAATCTTAATTGTAATTGGGGGTGTAACCTTTAAAAACTACATCCCCATTACTTAACCAATGTTGAAGTCTTAGTAAGGTTATAGGCGGAACGACAAACGGAGAAAAAAATGAGAACATTAAACGACTACTTCTTAACTGCTGAAATTGAAGATATTTCAACAGCTTCATCAACTTTTGTTGGTGTACCAGATGGCGGTAAAATAGTTAAAATTATAACTGCTTTACAAGGTGC